CAGACTTTCTCGTAATAGTACAAGCCTTTAGTAGCAGCACCAGTGCCCCTGGTCTTCATGCGCTTAACTTCTCCGCCCATCTTCATACCCTTAGCGGTCTTCATCGCAATAGCAACAGCTTGAGCTTGAGGCTTACCCTCAGACCGGTAGTTTTTTAATATTCTTACCTACCGATTTCTTACCTTTATCTAATGGCATTACTTCTTACTCCTAGCTTTGGCTTTAGGTTTTGCTGCAGCTTTCTTCTTAGGTGCAGCCTTCTTCTTAGGAACATACGCTTCATTTACATCAGGAGTTGCTGGATCATCTGCCACAAAATGGCCTGCATCAGTCCTAGCACGCTCTAACTCTACAGGTGCTGGAACAGTACCATTAACTCGATCAGTCTTTGACGCATTCCAGGCTTTGCTTGCTTCAGCTTTAGCTTCAGCGCTTGCAACCGCTTGCGCCTGTATTAAAGACTCAGCATCACGCTCCATTTTTTTCAGATCACGCAGCTCCTGCTGGGATTGTAAAATATAACTTGTAGTCATCTTATACCTCCAAATTTGGCTCTCATTTCGGCCAGCTTTAGATTGGCTTGTTGATCCAAACGGCGATCAGCTATGCCCAACTTATCGTCAGCGACCTCTTTAGTCGTATTGATTCTCTGCTGAGCTATAGCAACATCCTGCAGGCTCTCATTCTGCCTAGAGTCTTGCTTCTTCTCAAACTGCTCAGCATCCTGGTCTATCTCTTTATCTCTCAGCTGTAGCTCTTGCTGCCTAATGGCAACCAATGGATCTTCTTCTGACCCAGTATCAATCGACGCCAATAGGTCCTGAGTAAGCTGCGCCATTATCGGAGCACTATAACCTTCCTGCATCATTTGAATATCTGCCTGCATTGCCGCCATTTTGCTCTGGAGGCATCTCGCCTGACTGTCCTTGCTGCTGCATTTCCTGTATCTGCTGCTGGACTTCTTCCGGTATCTGTTCTTGCGACGCCTCATTAGCCATAAACTGCAAGTGCTGCATAATGTGAGACAATATGCCGCCCTGCAGCTGAGGGTTGGTTTTAACCACCTCAGTCATAAATAACGATCTGTGCGTGTCAATGTGAGCCTGGTGATTCTGAGGCTGGAATGCGTTAGCCGGTTGACCCATCATAAATCCAGCGTTTTCCATGCCAGAATCAACAGGTGGCGGTGGTGGCGGTGGTGGTTTTAGTTTTGGTGCAGAGGGTGGTGGAGTTAAAAAAGAAATAGAGCAAATGGCGGAAGCACTAGAGGTATGAACCCTTACATAGTTGGAGAAAGAGGAAGAGAATTGTTTATTCCTTCTTCTGATGGAACAATTGTACCAAATCACGAAATGGGTGGTTTAGGTTCAACTAATATTAATTTTACAGTACAAGCAACAGATGTTAAGGGAGTTCAGGAGTTATTGATTGACAATAGAGCAACAATAACAAATATTATTAACACAGCTTTAAACCAAAAAGGCAAACCAGCATTAGTATAATATGAGCGGACAATTTCCTACATCTCCAGTTGCTAATTCAGCAAACATTAGATCACTTCAAAGAACTATTGTTAGTGTAACTACTTCAGGAAGAAAACAAGCTAGACAAATTGACGGACAAAGATTTGCAATTACTTTAGATTTTCCACCAATGACTAGAGCAGAGTTTGCACCTATCAAAGCATTTATAATGAAACAAAGATCACAGTTAAATAATTTTACAGTTATTCCACCTATTGTATCAGATGCACAAGGTGTGGCTTCTACTACTATCTCAACTGATGCTTCCATATCTGCTGGTGCTACTACTTGTACTGTAGATGGTATGACCACATCAACTAACGGAATATTGAAAGCTGGAGATTACTTTAGATTCACAGGACAGAACAAAGTTTATATGGCAGTAGAAGATTTAAACGCAGATGGCTCAGGAGAAGGTACACTAACATTTGAACCACCTTTAAGAAGTGATGTTACAGATAACACAATTTTAATTTATGATGATGTTGATTTTACTGTTACCTTAGTAAATGATGTTCAAGAGTATAATTTAGGAGTTCAAGGTTATTACAGTTACGAAATTGATGTAGCAGAGAGTTTATAATGGCTAGAGGATTAACGACAGCAGTTAATAATGAACTTGCTACAGACGCATTAAATCCAGTTACTTTACTCTATCTTAATGTTGGTTCAGGTTATAGATTTACCGATCATTATAAAAACATAACTTACGATTCTAATACCTACACAGCTTCCTCTTTATTATTAGGAGTTACTTCAACTTCTGAATCTTCTGAGATAACAGTAAGTAATTTAACTTTACAATTTACTGGTGCAGATCAAACCATCATATCTTTATTTTTAAACAATCAATATTTAGAAAGAGAAGTAGAAGTTTATAAAGGCTTCTTAGATTGCTTAACCAAGCTGTAATTGCTGACCCATTTTTATTATTTAAAGGTAGAGTAGAAAGTTTTGGTATCAATGAAACTTTAGATAGTTCTGATGTAGATATTGTAGTTACTTCTCATTGGTCAGACTTTGAAAAAATAGAAGGAAGAAAAACAAATACTAACTCACAACAATTACATTTTGTTAATGACGAAGGGTTTGAATTTGCTTCACAAACAACACAAGATATTAAATGGGGTAGAGCATAATGCAAGATGTAGTAGATTTATTTAGAAAATTTAAAAAGTATGACTCTATAGAAGATGCTGATTTAAGATTATACTTAATGCCTTCATTTAATTTAAGACAATGTAAAAAGTTTTATGATGGAGATGAGTTAATAGGTTTTGTTAATTGGGCTTACCTACATAACATTACAGAAAAAAGATTTAAAGTATCAGGTAAGATTAAACCTAATGAATGGAAGTCAGGCAATAATATTTGGTTGATAGAAATAGCATCAGTTAAAAATACCTTTTCTATGATGCGTTGGGTTTATAATAACTTTAAAGATATTCTTAATGTAGGAGATTCAATCAATTGGTTAAGAACTAACTCAGATATTTATAGAGTTGGTAAAAAGATTAAAAGGGAGTTTCATATATAATGGGTGGTGTAGTAGATGCGATTGTAGGTTTAGTTGAAGGGTTTATCTCTTGGCTTATTCCTATGCCTGAGATACCTGAGTTTGACTCTCCTGAAGAAGAAAAGGGTGTTTTAATAAACAAATCATCTAACAACGCACAAATCCCAGTTGTGTATGGAACAAGACAAATAGGTATTACTAGAGTTTTAATGGAGTCTAGTGGTGCAGATAATAACTATCTTTATATTGCTGGGGTACTTTGTGAGGGAGAAATAAATGCAATTACTTCTATTACTGTTGATGACAAAGAAGTTACTTTTGATGGTGCATTAACTCATGGCACAGTTAGAGAAGTTGATTCTTCAGATGCTAATTTTTACAAAGGCTCATCACATATTCAAATACAATCTTTTATGGGTAAAGATGACCAAGTAGCTTCAAGTGTTTTATCTACTTTGACTAACTGGACTTCTACACACAAACTATCAGGAGTGGCTTATGTTGCTTTAAGATTAAAATGGGATCAGGATATTTTTGGCAATATTCCAACGATCAAAGTAACAGTACAAGGAAAAAAAGTATATGACCCAAGAACAGACAGCACAGCTTTTTCTTCTAATCCAGCTTTATGTTTATTAGATTACTTACGAGATGGCAGATATGGAAAAGGATTACCTAACTCAGCTTTTGAATCAGACTTTGCTTCTTTTAAAACTTCTGCCAATACTTGCGAAACACAAGTAGAACCATATTCAGGTGCTAGTGATATTAATTTATTTGATACTAATGCAGTTATAGATACATCACAAAAAGTTATTGAGAATGTAAAGAAACTCTTAAACCCTATGAGGTCTTTTTTACTTACACTCTAGGGGTTTATAAACTTCAAATTGAAGGAACAGGTTCAGCAGTTAAAACTATTACTTCTGCTAATGTAGTAGGTGGTGCAAAAGTATTAGGAGAACGAAAGGGGAACAAATATAATAGGGTTATAGGAACATTTATTAATCCTGAAAAGAATTGGCAATCAGATACTATAAACTATCCACCAGCAGATGATTCAGCCTTACCAGTAGCTGATAGACACGCAACAATGCTAACTGAGGATAATGACACCCTATTAGAAGGTAATTTTGATTTTAAGAACATTACCAGTCCTTATCAAGCAGAAGCATTATGTGAAGTTATTTTAAGAAGATCAAGAAACCAAATTACAAATACAATTACGATTAACTTCTGAATTTTTAGATTTATCTATTTGGAGAGATTGTAGCGATTACTTATCCTAGTGGTGGATTTAATGCTA